ACCAAGTATAAAACCAATTACAAAACAAACCCATTCACGTCTGTAATGTAATTCTAATACTTTCCAATCACTTTTAGTTTTACCAAAAATAATCATTTTTCCTCCTATTCGTTTAAATCAGCAAAATCATAATGCCAATCACCTTCTTGATTATCGTTTTTCTTTATATCTAACTTACCATCATTATGCATTTGTTCAGCTACTTTTAATGCTTCTTGTTCGTCTTTTGCATAAACATCTGCGTAATACCAATGATCTTTAGTCATTCTTACCGTGTAAGGTTTAGGTTTATTTTTTTCATGTTCTTTAGCTTTGTTTTTACTTCTTACTAAATCCAATGCGTCAAAGTCTATAGCCATTATTTACCTCCTTTATGTTCTTTATAGTGATTGTGTAAAATTAAAAATCCACCACCTCCAATAATAGTGCCAAATACAAATTCAATTGTAAAAGCAAAAACAACGCCAAAAAAAAACATAAATCCTCCCGTTATTAAAATATATTTATTCATTTTTTACCTTCTAATTTATTTGTAATAGTTATTAATTTAGCGTTTATATCAATAGGCTGCTTAATAGCTTGACACAAACAATCATACACGGTTTTACCCGTGTACAATTTTCCCTTTATTCTCATTTTAATCATTAAGCTGACTTTCTAACTAAATTATCTTTTACTTGAGCCAAGTTTAAAATGTTTTTGGTAGCGGTAATAAAACCAGAGGCTTTACATTTAGACCCTTTTTTAATTTTAAACCTTACCCAAGTTGTTTTAGTCTTGTCCTCATTATCTTCATCAAACATCTGATAATATTTAATATCTGACATAGGTAATTTATTATCCTCAACTTGATCGTTGCGTATAAACTTTACAGATAATGGCTCATCTGCGGGCTGTGGGTTTTTCTTCCAAGACCAAGCATCACGACAACATTCAAAGTCTTTTTTAATCATTTGGCAAAATGTAAGTAAATGCCAAACAGGTAGATCGTAAGGCAATTCCCTAGTTTTACAGTAATGAGTTTCCACATCCTGCCCCTCGTAGTCTGGTACAGTTTTAGCTTTTTTCATCAATGAAAAACTTTCACAACTTTCATAATTACCATTAATAATAATTTCATCTGGGTAAATCCCTACGTTGAAATTTTTACCAATGCTTTTTAAGTATTTTGCTTCATTCATAACAGCAACCCACTCATCTGCGGTAAAATCTGTCGGTTGTGTAAAGTAGTTAGTATATCCCATTTTTCCTCCTAGTTTGATTTATTGATTAATACTATTTTTTTAATACCTATCCCATTTTTATACGGGATAACCTTATAAGGCGTAGGGCTGTTAAGCCCTGCCTCAATTGCTTGTTTTATATATTCTGCCCAATTCATATTCCTCCTAGTTTAATTGCGGTAGATAAGACCAAAATTTAATCCCTGCTACTGCGGTTAATGATAGACCAAGCCACACGCTTAAATGTATGGCTATAATTACTCCTAAAAACATAAGCGCAAAACAAAGCGCAAACGCAATTGCTGATAAATAAATATTCATTATTCATCCCCCCATAATCTAACGATTATAAGGGAACAAATTAGAGCCAATAAAAAGTATTCCATTACCACTCCTTCCTAGTTTCTGGCAAAATATGGATAACATTACCAAAAATTTCACCATCAAATAATTTGTTATAAAGTTTGGTAGCCTCAACATTGATAGGTTTAAGCCTCCATTGACCTTTTTCATCTTTTTGTTTTAGTTTGCCATTCTCATCAACTAATAAACAACCATAACTTTCAAGATCAATTCTCTCAACATAACCGCCAACGTGTTTTTGAGCCTCCTCTAATGTAGGCTCAACACCATCATAAACAGTTAATCTGCCTTCAAAGTTATTATTAATTACGCTTACTGTTTCCATGTTTTCTCTCCTATTTTAATTAACATAAGTTAATAATTATTTCATTTGATAAAACCCGTCAACCCATAAAATAACAATTTGCATAAAAAAAAACTTTAGTTTATAATGTTGCAAATATGTCACAAACCCTTACAGACAAACAAAAAATGTTCGTTGAATACTTTAGTCAGACGGGCAACGCTACACAATCCGCAATCAAGGCGGGATACTCTGAAAAGACTGCTGAACAGCAAGGCTACGAACTTAAAAACAAACTACAAAACCAAATTGAGGCGGCCACTAAAAAGCTGCTCGGGTCTGCTGTACCAATGGCGGTAGATAAACTTAAAAAATTGATAGAGAACGACAAGACTACTCCAAGCGTTCAACTAGGTGCAATCAATTCATTGCTAGATCGTACGGGCTACCAAACTACAACCAAATTTGAAGATATAACGGGTAAGAAAACAGACGAGGAACTTAAGGCCGAACTAGATCACTTACTATCAAACATGAAGATCGTTAAACTTACTGATCCTAATGATGGCGGGTCTAGCTTAAACTAGGTCGTTACTCCTCCATATCTCATCATACATAAGCATAACACCTAAAGGATGACACAAGCCTCATCACTCTGATTACCTGCGTAAGATGGCTGGATGATCGGTGTCCACACACACACACGCCTTCCCCCTGCTGCTGCCTCAAGTGCTGCGGTCTGGTAGATATTACCCCTGCTTTGTTCTATTCCTCTCCTACATACACACACAAACAANNGCTTCNTTGTGTGGATGGATGCCCGTGATTTGACCCCCACCCCCCCAAAACGATATTTGTGTCACTATACAATGGATGCCTCCGCAAACTCATGGGTAATTATTAAATATTAACCTATGTTAATAGCTTGCATATATAAAATTTTTAAACTATATGGCTTATATGGCACGTAAATTTCTACAGATAAAAAAACCTCAAACTTTATTGCATTTTCAGAATAGTACGTATATCTATAGATATGTTCTTGTTGATAGAGTTCCTTATACTGCTACACAACATTATGGGTTTGATGATAAGACGCATATGACTACCGAAGAAATTTTTGAGTTAGCAACACCACGTAAAATACGTAGAAAATATATTATAAAAAATGACAAGTGACGACCTAGAACAAGCTGTTAAGATAGCCAAAATATTAGAGCAAAGAAAAGCTACTAATCGTATGAGTGAATATAAACCATACAAATACCAAATGAAATTCCATAATGCAAAAGCGCAACAAAGATTGCTTATGGCTGGAAATAGGATCGGTAAGTCTTTTAGTGGGGCTATGGAAATGGCGTACCATGTGACGGGTCTATACCCAACGTGGTGGGAAGGTAAACGGTTTAACAGACCAATTCGTGCTTGGGCTGGGGGTGTTTCTAACGAAACCACTAGGGATGTTTGCCAAAAAGAACTTATCGGTCAACCAGATGACCCGTCTGCTAAAGGCACAGGTTCAATACCTTTAAAATACATAGTAGAAACTATTAGAAAAGCTGGCGTACCTAACGCATTAAACTCTGTTATTATAAAACACGTTTCTGGAGGCCATTCTAGGTTAGGTTTTAAATCTTATGATATGGGTAAAGAAAAATGGATGGGTGAAAGTGTAGATGTGATCTGGTTAGATGAAGAACCACCTACTCCAATATATACTCAATCACTAACACGGACAGCCGATAAAGGTGGTGTAGTATATATGACGTTTACACCAGAAAGCGGTATGACACAAACAGTTGCACAATTTGTAAATAATTTAAGAGCAGGCCAAGCATTAATAACAGCAGGATGGGATGATGCACCTCATATGACAAAAGAAGTTAGAGATCAAATTTTAGCCGCATTACCGCCACACGAAAGAAAAATGAGAGAACGTGGAATACCACAATTAGGTACTGGTTTAGTATTTCCTGTAGCAGAAGAAGAAATTGTATGTAAAGAAATTGAATTACCAGATCATTGGCCAAAAATTTGTGGGCTGGATTTTGGTTGGGATCACCCAACAGCCGCAGTATGGATTGCTTGGGATAGAGATACAGATACAGCTTATGTTTATGATTGTTATTCTATGAGGCAAGAAGCAGTACCTATTCATGCATCTGCTATAAAAATGAGAGGTAAACATATTCCTGTAATTTGGCCTATGGATGGTAGGCAAGCTGATAAAGGGTCTGGAAAAAGTCTAACACAACAATACAAAGAAGAAGGTGTAAACATGAGTAGAGAACATTTTAGTAATGCACCTGCAAATGGACAAAAAGAAGGTTCTGGAGGTAACTCTGTAGAAGCAGGTGTTCAAGAAATATATACTAGATTTAAAACACAAAGGTTGAAAATTTTTAAAAATCAAGGTAAACTACTAGAAGAATTGCGTATGTATCATAGAAAAGATGGTAAGATTGTACCAGCTAATGATGACGTAATATCTGCAATGAGATATGCAGTTATGTCGTTAAGAAAAGCTAGAACAAAATCGTATGAAAGATTACAAGTGCAATCAGAACATGAGTTTAATATATTTAATTAACAAGGAAAAAAAATGGGATTTGTAAGAAGAATTATAAGAACAATTACTCAAACAGTACAACCACCTGTAGCACAAGTACAAGCACCTGTACAAGCACCTGTAGCAGCACAAACTGCACCAGTAGATGTTGCGGCACAAAAAAAAGCAGCATTAGGTTCTGGTTATGGTACAAGTGGACAGACAGTAATGGCTGGTGGTGATACAGAAGAAGCAAATGTTTCTAAAACTATTTTAGGTGGCGGAAAAAAGAAAAAAATCAAAGCATAATTTATGGTTGAAGTCGTAACAAACGACAAGTGGAGAAAACCAATTGGTAATTATTTAAAAAAAAATTGTCATATATCTGCTGACATAAAAGATGAATTTTCTTACATTGGTTTTATAGAAAATGATAAAATATTAGGTGGATTTTTATTTACTGATTATGATGGTCATAACATCTACGTTCATCTAGCTATAGAAAGTCCTAGATTATTTACAAGAAAACATATAAGATACGTCTTTGACTACGGTTTTAAACAAATCGGCTGTGGTCGTATGACAGCAGTTTGTAAAAACGGATATGAACGTAATGAACGTATTTTATCTGGAACAGGTTGGAAAAAAGAAGGCGTAGTTAGACAAGTTATGAAAATAGATAATAATTTTGTTGATGCGGCTATATACGGTATGTTAAAAGAAGAATGTAAATGGATTTAGGAGAATAATTATGGGCGGAAAACCACAACCACAAATGCCACCACCAGTAGATCAATCGGTCTATGATAAAACAGATGCTGCAGAAGCAAAACTTGCGGCTGAAAAAGAAAAAATGTTAGGTACAAAGAAAAAAGGAATGCGTGGAACAATTTTAACTTCTGGTGTAGGTGATGAAACAGAAGCGGAAACAAGTAAAACAGTATTAGGAGGAGGAGTATAATGTCATTGGTAAAAAATATTAATGCTAGAAAAAAAGCTGGTACTTCAAGACCAAAAAGTAAATCAACAGTATCTGCAAAAGCATATAAAGCAATGAAGTCTGGTTGGAAGAATACAAAAAAAAGTTAGTATGGCATCTTTTGAATATGTAAAAAAACGTCTAGGCTCTATGGAAGAAGATAGAGGGTCTTGGGAAAGTCATTGGCAAGAAATTCTTGATTATGTTATGCCAAGAAAAGCAGATGTTATTACATTAAAAACTCGGGGTGAAAAAAGAACAGAAGTTCTTTATGATAGTACAGCTATTACTGCTAACAATTTATTAGCAGCATCATTACAAGGTACACTTACATCTCCATCATTAGCATGGTTTTCAATTAAATTAAGAGATGAAAATCTAAATCAAAATAGAGAAGTTGCTTTATGGTTAGAAGATACTGCAAAAAGAATGTATGATACTTTTAACGAAACAAATTTTAATACAGAAGTACATGAATTATATCTTGATCTATGCTCAATAGGTACAGGTGCAATTTTTGTTGAAGAAGCACAAAAAGGATTTGATACAGATGGTATTCATTTTAATTGTTTGCATATTGCAGAATACTATATTCAAGAAAATATAAATGGAAAAGTAGATACACTTTATAGAAAATATAAATTAACAGCTAGACAAGCTGTACAAGAATTTGGTGAAGAAAATTTAGGTGAAAAAATTTTAAAAGCATCAAGAGAAAAACCAGAAAAAAAATTTACATTTATTCACGCTGTAGAACCAAAAGAAGATTACGAAAGAGCAATAGGAAAATCTGCAACTAAATTACCATTTCATTCATGTCATGTTTGTGAAGAAGATAAAATGGTTGTTAGAACAGGTGGTTATAATGAGTTTCCATATTTAGTACCACGTTGGTCAAAAGCAACTGGTGAAATATTTGGAAGATCACCATCATTTAATGCGTTACCAGATATTAAAACTTTAAACAAAGCAGTTGAAATTGGATTAAAAGCATGGGCTAAAGCAATTGATCCACCATTACTTGTTCAAGATGACGGTGTAATTGGTAGAGTTAGAATGACACCTGCTGGTATTACAGTTGTTAGAAATGACGGTGCTGTTAAACCATTACAAATTGGTTCTAATTGGCAAATAACTGACATGAAAGAAAACCAATTAAGAACTGCTATTAGACAAGCATTTTATTCAGACCAACTACAATTACAAGATGGGCCACAAATGACAGCAACAGAAGTTCAAGTTAGATATGAACTTATGCAAAGATTACTTGGGCCAACATTAGGTCGTTTTCAAACTGAATTTTTAAATCCATTAATTGAAAGAGTATTTGGAATTATGTTTAGAGCAGGTGCTTTATTACCTGCACCAGATGTTATTCAAGATACTACAATTGATGTAGAATATGTTGGGCCATTAGCTAGATCACAAAGAATGGAAGAAGCAGTTGCTATTGAAAGATTATACACACTAGCAATGAATATTGCACAAGTTGATCCTGCTATCATGGATAATATAGATCACGATAACGCAATTAGAATGAGAGCAAAATTATTAGGTGTACCTAAAACTGTTTTAAGAGGTAAAGATCAAGTTGATGAAATGAGAGCCGCACAAGCAGAAGCACAACAACAAGCTGCAATGGCACAACAAGCACAACAAGAAGCGCAAGTAGCCAATACACAAGCTGACGCAACTAAAAAATTATCAGACCCTAATGTACAATCCGCTATGGGAGATATGGCAGATGATATGGGTATGTCTGATATGATGGGATAATATGGCAGATCAAGATACTGATCTAAAACAATTAAAGCAACAATACAAAATTACATTTTCATCTAAAGAAGGTGAAAAAGTATTAGCAGATTTAACGTCTGCTTATTATCATAGAAGTTCATTTAAAGAGAACCCATATGAAACAGCCTTTCGTGAAGGACAACGATCGGTATTAATCAGAATAATCAATCTAATAAAGGAGAATAAAAATGTCTGATGAACAAACGACCACTAATGACAATCCAGTAGAAACTCAAACAACTGATGTAGCACAAAACACAGTTAATACAGTTCTTGGATCAGAAGGTGATAATCAAAATGATTGGAGATCAACACTTTCAGAAGATTTAAAAAATGATCCAACTTTATCAAACTTTAAAGATGTAGAAAGTCTTGCTAAAACTGTAGTACATCAACAAAAGTTATTAGGTAGTAAAATACCATTACCTAAAACAGATGAAGAACGTAATGAACTTTATACTAAATTAGGCAGACCAGAAACTGCAGATAAATATGAAGTTACTATTCCAAATGATATGGAACATTTTATGCCTAAAGAAGATATTTCACAATTTAAAAATGTTGCTCATAAAATTGGATTAAATAATGAACAAGTAAATGCATTAATGGAATTTCAAGTTAGTGCAACTAAAAATGCTATAGATAATGAAGGCAATGTTCTTAAACAAGAAAAAGAACAATCAACAGAAGCCCTTAAAAAAGAATGGGGTTATGATTATGATAAAAATGTTAGAGCAGCACAAAGAGCATTAAATGTTTATGGTGATGCAGAATTACAACAACTTTTAAATGAAACATCTGCTGGTAATAATCCTGCTGTAGTAAAATTTTTAGCAACTATTGGTAAAGAAGTAACAGAAGATATGGCTCAAAATACTACTAATAATAGATTAGCTACATCTCCGTTAGATGCTAAAGAAGAAATTAATAATGTTATGGCTGATACAAGTCATGCTTATTTTAATCCATCACACCCAAACCATGAAATTGCTGTAGAAAAAATGCGACAATTACATGAAAAAGTGTATGGTAAATAAGTCACAAGTGTGATATTATTACAACAATATATTTGCCCGAAAGGACAACAAATGTATAAGTCATGTTGACTATAAAACCGTAGTGATTGTAGCGTTATTACAATAAGGTTTCCCAGTAATGGACAAAGACCGATTAATTGGAATATGGTTTAATACATTTGTATTATGCTCTCTATTCTTAACTTTTAAATAAGGACTAAATAATATGAGTACACAAATAACAACAGCTTTTGTAGAACAATACAAAAGTAATGTGTTTCATCTTGCACAGCAAAAAGGTTCAAGGTTAAGAGGTGCGGTTAAATCTGAAACGGTAACTGGTACATCTCACTACTTTGAAAGAATTGGTGCAACTGCAGCACTTGTAAGAACAACAAGACATCAAAACACTCCTCAAGTGAATACACCTCACTCAAGAAGAAAAGTTACATTGGCTGACTACGATTGGGCTGATTTAATTGACCAAGAGGATAAAGTTAGAATGTTAATATCACCTCAATCTGAATATGCGAAAGCTGGTGCTTACGCTATGGGTAGAGCAATGGATGACGCAATTATTGCGGCCGCTTCTGGCAATGCATTTGGTGGAGTAGCTGGTGCTACTTCTGTTGCATTACCTGCTGGTCAAAAAATTGCAGTAGGCAGTACTTCTCTAACAGTTGCAAAACTTATTGCTGCTAAAGAGATTATAGATGCTTCTGACGTTGATCCAGATGAAACTAAATACTTGGTTTGTTCAGCTAAAGAGATTACTTCTCTATTAGGTGATGAAAAAGTAACTTCTGCTGATTACAATAATGTAAAAGCACTTGTTGCAGGCCAAATTGATAGTTTCATGGGCTTTAACTTTATCAGAACTGAAAGAGTTGCAACTGTTGGTGGCGATCATCTAGCACTTGCATTTACTGGTTCTGCTATGGGTCTTGCATTAGGTAGAGATATTAATACAAGAATATCTGAAAGAGATGACAAGAACTATGCAACTCAAGTATTCCTATCTATGACGATTGGTGCAACTAGAGTTGAAGATGAAAAAGTTGTAGAAATAGCTTGTAACGTATAATATACTTATACTTACAATTTTTTACAAAGTGGGGCGTTGAAATACACGCCCCATATAATATTTAAAAGGATATATGGCTACAGAAGTTTCAATTTGTTCAAACGCATTAAGAAGATTAGGAGATGATCCTATTACGTCACTTACAGATGATACTGAAAGAGCAAGACTTTGTAATTCATTTTATTCAGATGCAAGAGATGCAGTTTTAAGATTACATACTTGGAACTTTGCAGTTACAAGAGCATCATTAGCACAATTAGCAGCAGCACCCGCTTATGGGTTTACATACCAATATTCACTTCCTTCTGATTGTTTAAGAGTATTACAAATGGAAGAACCTCATTTTATTTTTAAAATAGAAAACGTAGCTACTCACGGTAGAGTATTATTAACAAATGAAGGCACAGCAAATATTATGTATGTTGCAAGAATTACTAATACTACATTAATGGATAGTATGTTTGTTGATACACTTACTGCAAAATTAGCTACAGATTTATCTTATCCAGTAACAAACTCTGTACAATTACAAACTCAAATGCAGAAACTCTATGAATATAAACTTTCGGAAGCCCGTAGTGTGGATGGACAAGAAGGATTTATTGATGATCTTGTTTCTGACACATTTACAACTTTCCGAAGATAATGGCTAGAGTACATCCTTTTCAAACAAATTTTACTGCTGGTGAATTAACACCAAAACTTGCAGGTCAAATTGATTTTAAAAAATACAATAATGGCGTTGAGATAATGGAAAATATGACAGTATTTCCACAAGGCGGTGCATCAAGAAGATATGGTACTAGATATGTAGCACCAGTTAAGGATAGTTCTAAAGTAACTAGATTAATTCCTTTTGAATTTAATGTTGAACAATCATATGTATTAGAATTTGGACATCAATATATTAGATTTTATAAAGATGATGGTCAAATAGTTTCTAGTGGTTCTCCATATGAAATATCTACAAATATTACAGAAGATAAATTATATGAAATACAATTTACACAATCAGCAGACGTTATGTATATTGTACATGAAAGTTTACCCGTACAAAAATTATCAAGATTAGGTCATACTAGCTGGACACTTGCAACAGTAGATTTTAAAAATGGCCCATATTTAGATAAAAATACTTCATCAACAACTATGACACCTAGTGGTACATCTGGTAGTATAACTATTACATCATCAACAGGTACGTTTGTTTCAACAGATGTAGGAAGATTAGTTAGAATAGGAGATGGTCATGCTAAAATTACTGGATTTAGTTCCACTACATCAGTATCAGCAACAACTACTACAGATTTTGCAAATACAAGTGCTAATGCTGATTGGTATTTAGGTGCATGGTGTTCTGCAAAAGGATACCCTAAAACAGTTTCATTTTTTGAACAAAGATTAGTATTTGGTGGTAGTACATTTTATCCACAAACTATATGGGCATCTGAAAGTGGTTTTTATGAAAAATTTGATACAGGTGCAGGTGATCCTGCAGATGCATTTATTTATACTATTGCTGCTAACAAAGTAAACACTATAAGATGGTTAGCACCCGCTAGAGATTTAATTGTAGGTACTGCTGGTGGTGAATTTAAAGTTGGAAAACCTGCTGGTGAGCCTTTACAACCCGATAACGTACAAATTACACAACAAACTACTTATGGCGGTTATACAACACAACCTATTCAAATTGGTAACGCTGTATTATTTTTACAAAGACAAAGAAAAAAAATTAGAGAATTTTCTTACAGATTTGAAGATGATGCATACCTTGCACCAGACATGACATTACTTGCTGAACATATTACAGGTAATGGAATTGTTGATGTTGATTATGCACAAGAACCAGAAAGTATTTATTGGGCAGTAAGAGAAGATGGTACTTTATTAGGTATGACATATCAAAGAGAAGAAGATGTTATTGCTTGGCATAGACATATTATTGGTGGTTCTTTTAAACAAACTTTTAATGCCGCAACTGCTGTAACATCTAAAACAAGTGATTCTCTCTTTAATGGTTTTATTACAATATCTAATCATGGTTTTGTTACAGGTGATAAAGTTTTATATAGTTCAAATGGTGGTACTAAAATTGGTGGTTTACAAGATAATAGTTTTTATCATGTTATAGCAAAAGATGCTAACAACATTGAATTTGCAGAAACATATCAACAAGCAAAAGATAGAACTGTAATACAAATAAGTGCTGGTGTTGGTACACAAAGCATACAATCACAAGCTAAAGTTAAATCTATTTGTACTATTTCAGAAGAATTAGAAAACCAAACATGGATTATTGTTGAAAGAAAAGTAAATGGTAGCATAGTAAAATATGTTGAATATTTAGATAAAACTGTAAATATGGATAGTTCTTTATCTACAACTGTAAATGCTAGTAGTACAACAATAACAGGATTAAATCATTTAGAAGGTGAAAGTGTACAAATACTTATTGGTGATGCTGTATATCCTAACCAGACAGTATCAAGTGGACAAATATCTGTTAGTTTATCACCAAATACAGGTTTTAAATCTTTAGAAGTTGGTCTTGGTTTTGTATCACAATTAAAAACTATGCGAGTAGAAGCTGGTGCTGCTGCTGGTACTGCACAAGGTAGAAAAAAAAGATATAATGAAGTTATGGTAAGATTACATGAAACAGTTGGTATTAATATAAATGGAGATCAATTACCATTTAGAACATCATCTACTCCAATGGGTCAAAATATTAAAGAATTTACTGGAGATAAAAGAGTAATTAATTTAGGATGGGATAGAGATGGACAAATAATTATAAAACAAGAACAACCATTACCTATGACTATTTTAGGAATAACAGGAACATTAGTAACAAGTGATTAAGGATTAAATTATGGCATGGCAAGTATTAGCCGCAATGGCGGCAAGCACAGCAGTTACGTTGATGGGTCAACGTCAACAAATGAAAACTATGAAAGCAAACGCTGCTTGGCAAAACTATGAAAATGAACTTTCATTTCAATACGAAAAACAAAAAACATTAAAAGCACAAACTAAATTAATGAGCAAACAAAGAGCCGCTATAGGTGCATCTGGCGCACAATTTACTGGNTCACCATTAATTGTAGCTAATTCAGATTTTGAAGAATTTGAAAGTGATTTATGGTATATGGAAAAAAGATTTTTTGTTCAAAGNGCAGCAAGAGATGCTGAACTAACAGGATTACTTACAGCACAAAAATACAAAATGGGTCAAACATTATTGTCTGGCGCAAGTAGTGCAACTAATTATAAATATAATAATAAAGCTGCAAATACTACAGGAACTGGTGGATAATGATTTATTTAATTAAAGTCTGGGATGGCATGGAAAAAATATTTGAAGGATTTTCAAGAACAGAACCTTCTACTAAAGAATTTAAT